AATGGATGCATCAATCTGCCAGCACTTTACCGCCCCTCGAATGGAACACAGCGCGAAACCGCCGGTCGTCAGAGATATGCTGGTCAGGTTGTTGGGGGATACGCCACGCTGCGAGCTTTTTAGCCGCGACAAAGTTCCAGGCTGGGATATGTGGGGCAATCAGTGCGAAAGCGATTTCGAATTTGCTCCCGGCATGGCGATTAAACCTGACAAAAGGATGATCGCATGACACGACGACGAAGCGTTACCCAAATAGCGATAGACAATATGATTTTCCGCGTCACCCACCGCACTAAACGCAAGCCAGAACCAAACCCATCCGACATTAAATCATTCCCGTATACCGCTCATCTCACCCAAGTGAAATGGGACCGTATGCGTGCAAGGAAAAGACATGACTGACAATGTAAATCATCCCGATCATTACACACAGGCTGGCATTGAGTGCATAGACGCCATATCTGCCGCCACCATTAACAAGCATGGTATTCAGTCTGTGTGTGTCGCTAACGTGATCAAATATCTTTGGCGCTACGAGAAAAAGAATGGGCTGGAAGATGTGAAAAAAGCCCGCTGGTATCTGGAGCGATTAGTTCTGGAACTGGAGGCCAAAAATGCTCTCTCCTGAATCCATCCGCCAGTATCAGGCCGAAAGTAATTGTCGCGCCGGATACTGCCTGCATTGCGGAACGAAGCTCGCGATGGTTGAAACTTATGTTTGCGACCAGTGCGCCATAAACCTTTATCCGGACCCCAACACCACCATGTTTGATGAGGACGAGGAAGATGGTTAGCAAATACAGACGCTTTCTTACTGAAAAAGAAACTGCATACATCCGGCGTGTGGCAGGTAAAGCGCCAGCCTGGGTTATTGCTCGCCAGATAAAGCGCAAGGAAAAAGACATTTTCAACTGGGGCTCACGCAATCACGTCAGTCTGCGAGTACCCAATCATATTATGAATAAGTACTGGAGGGGTCATGGTAAAGGCCAGGAAACCGCCTAAGCCGAAGAAATGCAAATGCTGCCCTGAAAAGTTTATCCCCCGCACTACCACACAAACAGTCTGCTCCCCCAAATGCGCACTCCAGCTCGCAAAGCAACTATCCAGCCGCAAGCAAAAGCATCAGGAGAAAGCCGAACGCGCCGCCTGGAATAAGCGCAAAGCCGATGTTAAGCCATTAAAGCACTGGGAAGATGCAACCCAGCGTGTGGTTAACGACTACATCCGGGAAAGGGACAGGGATTTACCGTGTATCAGTTGCGGAACATGGGTAACCGTTCAGTGGGAAGCCGGTCATTTCAGGTCAAGAGGCGCAGCGTCACATCTTCGGTATAACGAGGATAATATTCATAAACAATGTCACCGGTGCAATGCCGAGCTATCAAGTAACGCCATTCCATACCGTGCGGCGCTGGTCGTGAAAATCGGCCCTGAACGCGTCGAGGCGCTCGAAAACAACAACACCCCACACCGATACACCCGCGAAGAACTGAAGAGCATACGCATGCACTACAGGGCGTTAATGCGCGAGTTAATCAAAACCAGAGAGGAGGCAGCATGAGTGCTGACTTTTACTTCAATGCATTTCTTTGGGCTGTGTTCCTTTTCGTCTGGATACCGATTCAAAGCCTCCGTCATAAGAAGCGAATGAAATCGCTACGAGCCATACGCAAGGGATACAACAGGATGTGCAAATACAGGTGCCTGAAGAAGCTAACAGGAGGCCAGTCATGTCAGTAACAGCCATCAACTCAGCACATCAGCGCCACAAAGACCGGGAGATGCTCACCAATATCGACAAGGCATTACAGACTAACGAGGAAACTCGCCAGCGCCTTGAAGCTATGCGCCGAGAGGTGATCAACCGATTGGGGATTAACAAGCCGGACGGCCCGGAGGATGCAGCGTGAGGACGAGAGAGCTAAACCTAAACAAAGAACAGCATGACTGGCTCAACGGCTGGCTTGAATTATGGGGGGCATGGGTTTACTCAGGCAGACTTGAAAAGCGCATGAGCAGCGTTATAGCGCAGTTCATGGAGAAAGTTGAGCCGTCCAGGGTAATGACGCGGCCAATGTGCAATGACGATGACGGAATGTTGATTTCTCAGGTCGTAGATTCCGTTATGCGCATCGACACAAAGGCCTTCGGCATTCTGCTTAGTTACTACTCTCACGGCTCATCCAAGAGAGCAATTGCATCGTACTATCATGCGACTGCAAAGCCACGCAAGATGTGCGGAAGAAGCGGGGAAGGGTGGAGGAAACCATCTTTAGCAACCTGCCGAAACGAAATTGACGAAATCCTCAATGCGTCGCTCTTCGTTTTGTACCAACCGATGCAAGTTGCTTTCAAAAGTCGTAAACGTGTTGGCAAAGTCAAGCATATTGCTCCTAAAGTGCTTGACAACCAATTATCCATTTAGCCATAATTACACGGTAAGCTGCCGTTAGTGACTCTTAAGTTGCTACGGTGGCTTTTTTATTGCCTTATTCTCATCAAAACATGAGCCGAATAACCCCGCATTCGGCTCACCACGACATTTTCTGTTAGCGCTTATCTAAACTCCGGTCGTCAACTCAATACCCTCATCGAACCTCTGCGGTTACTGGATAAGCGCTAAGCACAAAAAAGAAAACCCAGCGCTATGGCTGGGTTTCGTGAATGAGCGGCATGAATTGTTAGCGCAATCCACGCCTGAAATGCTCGTAAATCCCGGTCACGAACAAATCAATGAATTACGCATTCAACGTATATCGGATTTGTTCAGTGGACTATCTCCAACATTCTTAATCTGAACAAGTCCTCCTTAACTGGAGGTGGGTATGAAAAACATGGCAGATAAAGCGACCACTGCCGCAGCTTACACCACGTCTACAGCAACAGTCCTTGCCGGGAGCATGTCATTGAACGAATGGCTAGCGCTTGGTGGTTTCGTGCTGGCGGTGATCACCTTTGCCATCAACCTGCATTACCAGAGAAAGCGTGACCGCCGTGAAGAAAACGCCTGGAAGTTGCAGTATGGAGAACGGCGAAATGAGTCAAATA